GAACATTTGAAAGATATGCATGATTATGACGTTGGTAGTATTCGTAAAGAGTTAGAAGAGGCTGTTCTTTCCTTACAGGTGATGCCATCAATGCGTTGTTTAATGACTGCTGGTGAAGCACTTAAACGTGAAAACATTGCTGGCTATAACTGTTCGTATGTTGCTGTTGATCGTATTCAAGCGTTTGACGAAATTCTTTATGTGTTAATGAATGGCACAGGTGTTGGATTCAGTGTTGAGAGACAGTATGTAAATGAACTTCCTCGCATTGCTGATGACTTCCATGAGACAGATACGACTATTGTTGTTTCTGATAGTCGCTTGGGTTGGGCAAAAGGTTTGAAAGAACTTGTTGGCATGTTATATGTTTGTCAGATGCCAAAGTGGGACTTATCAAAACTTCGTCCAGCAGGTGCTCCCCTTAAAACTTTTGGTGGTCGGTCAAGTGGACCTGATCCTTTAGATAGTCTGTTTACTTTCTGTGTTGAGAAGTTTCGTAGTGCTGCTGGTCGTAAACTCTCATCACTTGAATGCCATGACATCGTTTGTAAGATTGCAGAAGTTGTAGTTGTTGGTGGTGTTCGTCGCTCCGCATTGATTAGTCTTTCAAATCTTTCTGATGACCGTATGCGTCATGCAAAATCTGGTCAGTGGTGGAATGATGAAAGTCAACGTGCATTAGCAAATAACTCTGCTTGCTATACAGAAAAACCAGACATCGGTATCTTCATGGATGAATGGAAGTCACTATATGATTCCAAGTCTGGTGAGCGTGGTATCTTCAATCGTGAAAGCGCAAATAGGATGGCTGAGATGAGCGGTCGTCGTAAAGTTGAAGACTATGAGTTTGGTACAAATCCATGCAGTGAAATTATTCTTCGTAGCCGTCAGTTTTGTAATCTATCAGAAGTTGTTGTTCGTGCATCCGACACGAAACAAACTCTTCTCAACAAAGTTCGTTTGGCTACCATTCTTGGTACATTCCAATCAACTCTTGTCAACTTCAAATATCTTTCAAAAGCATGGAAGAAGAACTGCGAAGAAGAAAGACTTCTTGGTGTTTCTCTGACAGGTATTATGGACTGTGAACTTACAAATGGTAAGAAAGGTGATTTGAAATCTTTACTTGAAGAACTCAAAGCAGAAGCAGTCAAGACAAATAAAGAAATGGCTGAAAAAATTGGTATCAATCAGAGTGTTGCTGTAACATGCGTTAAACCATCGGGTACAGTCAGTCAGTTGGTTGATGCTGCATCTGGTATTCATGCTCGTCACAATCCATATTACATTCGCACAGTTCGTGGTGATAAGAAAGATCCATTGACGAAGATGATGATTGATGCTGGTTTCCCAGTTGAAGATGATGTAATGAATCCAAGCCACACTTCTGTATTCTCTTTTCCAATGAAAGTTGAGAAAGGTGCTGTGTTCCGTACAGACATGGACGCAATCGAACAGTTAGAAATGTGGTTGACATATCAAAAGCATTGGTGTGAACATAAACCATCTGTTACAATCACTGTCAAAGAACATGAGTGGATGCAGGTTGGCGCATGGGTATATGACAACTTTGATTACATGAGTGGGATCAGTTTCTTACCATTCTCAGAGCATTCATATAAGCAAGCACCGTATCAAGATATTGAAGAAAAGCAATATGAAGAAGTATCAAAAATGTTGCCAAAAGAAGTTGATTGGTCAAAACTTTCTGAATATGAATTGACCGATACAACTTCTGGTTCACAAGAATTAGCTTGTACTGCTGGAGTATGTGAGATTGTAGATATAACTTAAAACACGCATGGAGAAAATTAATGGAAAAAATAAAAAGAAGCATAGCGTGTAATGACTGTGGTGCTGAATATATAATTATGTATGACGATGAAGATTCTATTGAATATTGTCCAATGTGTGGTTCTGATGGTTTTGATGAAGAATACGAAGATGATGATTTTGAAAGTAATTTCATTGATGACGATTATGAATAATGTGGTATTATAACGGTGAACCATTTACCAGTGATATGATTGAAGATTACATTGGATTCGTATATGAAATTACTGACACTCGTAATGGTATGAAGTACATAGGTAAAAAAAGGTTTAATGTCAAAAAGAAAACTCCCTCCTCTCAAGGGAGCAAAGCGAAAGAGAACGAAGATTGTTGAAACTGACTGGCAAGATTATTATGGCTCAAATGAAACTGTCAAAGCATTAGTAGAAGAACTTGGTCCAGAAATATTTCATCGAGAGATTGTTAGATTGTGTAAGTCGAAAGGTGAACTAAATTATTATGAAGCACAACGGCAATTTGAAACAGACTGTCTATTGAAACCTGATGAATATTATAATGCATTTATTGGAGTTAAAATAAATCGCAGTCATCTATTGACAAAGAGTAAAACATGAGTTATAATAATTTTGACTATAAAGATCCACCACATGAAAACGAATCTTGGTATCAATTCCTTGTTCGTAAATTGAGTGAAAAGAGATTAAAAAATGAAAAAAGCAACTATTGAACTATCAACATATGTTGATCTAAATGACGATGGGACATTAAATGTTTTAGTATACACTGGAAATGAAGATGAACCTTCAATTAATCATAATGTAGATTTTTATAATATGCTAAATGACTTACTTGAATCACATCTTGTTCAAGCAGATACTCCATATCTTGAAGAAGATGAATATGGAGAATTGATTGACTCACTGACTGCGTTTCAGAATAATGTAACTGAAACCGTTGCTTCTATCGTTTTAGATGCTCAGAAATATAGAAAACATATAACTACCAATAAAGATGAGGATGAAGTATATCCAGTCCGAAAAGATATACCTGCTGAACTATGGGGTAAACCTATCAACTGGAGAAAATATGATGCTTCTCGGTAAAGTTTGGGGAACAACTGAACCTCTTCTTGTGACTC